TCAAGCTGTTGAACGAAGATAGATTTCGGAAGTAGAGCAATATCCATGAAACACGGCTTTGAAGGTCTGCTCGATTTTCTTGCGCGGCTGCGACAGAAGAAGATCATGTTCCGTCTCGAACAACAGCGCGATGATGCGATCATGATTTCGTTCGCGCTGGTTGGCATGCGGGTTGAAGTCGAGTGGTTCGCTGATGAAGTGGAGTTCAGCTACTTCACGGGCGACGAGGGGGTTTCCGCCGACGAGGCAGATCTCCTGCAGCTGATCGAGAAGCATTGGAGCTAGGCTAGAGCGGGTGGATTGCAGGGCGGGGTGCATGTCGGGCGAATACGTGGATCCCTTCGTCGAGCCGCGTGTGCTGCGCGTCACTGCCGCGGCGGTGGAGAAGCTGCGCACCTATGCCAGGGAACGCCCGCTGTGGCCGCGGGAGGTGCCTCGGCTGCCGACCATCTTCTGGTACGACGAGAACCGCATCCGCACGCCGGGGACCAATCAATGGCGGGAGCTGGGGCCTGGTCTGATGCCGGGCTGGTCGGACGCGGTCAACGTGCCAGCCAATTGCGTCCACGTCGCCGATAACTTCGAGTTCGCCGTGGCGATGTTTCCGCACATCCTGGCGCGCGCCGTGGAACGGGTGATCGACGTCGACGATGCTGCGCCGGCGGGGTTTGTGCTCCGATGAACTGGCGCGAGAAGATGCCGCCGGCCATGACGCGCATGTTCAGCATCTTCCATCAGGATGTTTTTTACGGTCACCCGAGCCTCGCGGACCTTGCGGACCGCGCGCTCGCGCATGTGAAGGATGAGGAACGGGAGAGTGTGCGGGATTTCGTGACCGGACTGCTTGCGTCCGGCGTGACGCGCGGCGAACTGCGAACCTTGATGAAGAAGGCGGGCGTGCGCGATGTGGCACTCACCGACCCGCTGCCACTGTTCGAGCTGATCCGCGACAAGCTGAATGAACCGGAAGAAGCGGCGACGAAGCGGCAGCGCGCGGCAATGATTGCAACGGTCCGCGAAATCCTGCGGCGTGACTGGGACCCGATCGGCATCGACATGCTCCTCGCGGCCGCAAGACAGACACTGGATCTGGACCTCGATCCCGCCTCCGCTGACGACGAATACGACTCCTATGTCGGCGGCGTGGTGAAGTTGATCGAGGAGAAGGCGTCGCCGGACAAGATTGCGCGGCACCTGCGTACGGTCGCCGAGACTGAAATGAGTGTAGCCAGCGACGAGGCACGCACGTGGGCTGCGGCGGAAAAGCTCGCGGCGCTGGCGGACGAGTAGCAAAGACGCGGTTGCCGCGCGACGGACGCTGCAGGATTGACGATGTGGATGACATCACACGCACGTTTTCGGAGCGCGGGGACCTGGCGCATCTCGCGCTGTTCCTTTGGGCTTCGTCGGCGACCGGGCTGCTCGTCTGGGCGCTGCGCGAGCTCGCCGCTTCCAACCGGAGGTTCAACGATTTCGTCAGCGAGATCGCGCGGCTGAACCGGTTTTTCCGGGAGCGGGATTGAGACTGTGAGGCGGGACGTTTGGACGAGCCCTCCCCGGAACGGGGAGGGTGGTCCGAGCGCAGCGGAGGAACGGGTGGGGTGTCGCCGGACGCGGCCCCGCCCACCACGCTTCGCGTGGTCCCCGCTCCCCGCAAGCGGGGAGGGATTGGCGCCTCTTTCTGTTCCGTCGATGCAGATCGGAAGTCGCCTGGATTCCGGGTTACCGGCTTCGCCGGTCCCCGGAATGAGCGGAGAGGGGGCGAGATCGCGCGGCTGAACCGGTTCTTCCGGGAACGGGATTAGGGGCCTTCGACGACGACACGGGTGGGGTTTCCTAATCTTCGTCATCGTCCGGCTTGACCGGGCGATCCATGCCATTGCGATGCCGCTGGGCTGACGGGCCAATTGAGGCGGCGAGGTCATGGCGTGGATGGCCGGGTCAAGGGGCGGGTTAAAGCCCGGCCATGAGGGAGAGAATGGATTCCGGGTTACCGGCTTCGCCGGTCCCCGGAATGAGCGGAAGTAAGAAATCTGGATCCCGGCTGGAGTTTATCCTCGGGCCGGCCAATGGCCGGACCCGGGGGTCGGGGTGAGGGGGTGGTGCTGCACCGAGGGCGCTCCGCCCGGACAAACACGAGAGAGACACGACGATGCGAACGATGCTGGCGCTGATCGCCGGGCAACGGGTGGACCACCGCGCCGTGTTCGAGGAGTTCGCGCGCGGGTTGGCAACGGTTCTGATGCGGCGGCGGCCGGGGACCGCCCGCATCCGCGCGGTGAGGCCATGAAGACCGCGAAGGCCGCGCTTGCGATGCGCGCACTGCCGCCCGTCTCAGGGCGGAGCGAACGCCACCTGGAGCATCGAATGAACGCCGAAACGAAGTTTGCGCCGGTGAACCTGTCGGCCGTCGAGCCGGACGGGACGTTCACCGGCTACGCCAGTTTGTTCAACAAGGCCGACCTCGGCCGCGACGTGGTGATGCCGGGCGCCTTCCGCGCCTCGCTCGCCAGGCGTGGCGCCGGCGGCGTGAAGATGCTGTTCCAGCATGACCCGGCCGAGCCCATCGGTGTGTGGCTTTCCATCGCCGAAGACGGGCAGGGGCTCGCCGTGAAGGGCAAGCTCACCGCCGGCGTGGCGCGCGCGCGGGAAGTGTTGGCTCTGATGCGCGCCGGCGCGCTCGACGGTCTTTCCATCGGCTACCGCACGGTGCGCGGCCGAACGGATTCCAAATCGGGCGTGCGCCGGCTCTACGAGGTCGACCTCTGGGAAATCTCGGTCGTGACATTTCCCATGCTGCCTGAGGCGCGCGTCTCGGCGGTCAAGGGCAGGGGCCGCGACCCGCTCGCCGCGACCATTCGAAGGGCGGCGCGGATGGTGAGGGCGGCAATCTCCTCGCCCATAGGGAGAGCGCCGCTCTGATCGGAGCTGCCGCTTAACGAATACTCCGCTTCCCCCGCGCATGCGGGGGTCCAGGTGCCGGGCGTCGTGCCCGACACGCTTCACACCTCACATCCTTCACGCCCTGGGTCCCCGCTTTCGCGGGGAAAGCGGAGAGGAGTCACGAAAGGACAGACCCAACATGAACCAGGAACAGACGACTGCCCCGGAAATGAAGTCGGCGGAGGCGAGTGCCGCCTTTGAGGATTTCATGCAGGCCTTTGACGCCTTCAAGGAGGCGAACGACGAGCGGCTCGGCCAGATCGAGCGCAAGGTTTCGGCCGACGTCGTGACCATCGACAAGGTCGATCGCATCAACCGCGCCCTCGACGAGCAGAAGCGGGCGTTGGACCAGATCCTGCTGCGCAACCGCCGCCCGGCGCTTGGCGGCAGCTTCGGCGGCTCGGCCCCCGGTGCGTTTGCCACTGAGCACAAGGCGGCCTTCGACGCCTACGTGCGCCGCGGCGCCGAGGATGGATTGCGCTCGCTCGAGCAGAAGGCACTCGCCGTCTCGACCAACTCGGGCGCCGACGGCGGCTACACAGTGCCGGACGAGGTGGAGAAGGAGATCGGCCGGCGCCTCGCCTCGCTTTCGCCGATCCGCGCCATCTCCAGCGTTCGCCAGATCTCGGCGAACGTCTACAAGAAGGCGTTCTCGACGACCGCCGCCGCGACCGGCTGGGTGGCGGAAACCGACTCGCGCCCGCAGACGAACACGCCGACGCTGGCCGAGCTGCAGTTCCCGGCGATGGAGCTCTACGCCATGCCGGCGGCGACGGGCACGCTGCTCGACGACAGCGCCGTCAACATCGACGAATGGATCGCCAGCGAGGTGGAGCAGGCCTTCGCCACGCAGGAAGGCACCGCCTTCGTCAACGGCTCGGGCACCGCCCAGCCGACCGGCTTCCTGCACTGCACCAAGATCGCGGAAGCCTCCTGGGCATGGACCAAGATCGGCTACGTGAAGACGGGCGTGTCGGGAAACTTCGCCGCCTCCGGCGCCGGTTTCGATAACCTCGTCGATCTCGTCTACACACTGAAGTCCGGCTACCGGCAGAACGCGACGTTCGTCATGAACCGCGCCACGCAGGGCGCGGTGCGCAAGCTGAAGGACGCCGAGGGCAACTACGTCTGGCAGCCGGCGGCGACCGTTGGCGGGACGGCGAGCCTGATGAACTTCCCGGTCGCCGAATCCGAAGACATGCCGGACATCGGCGCCGACGCCTACGCCATCGCCTTCGGCGATTTCCGCCAGGGCTACCTGATCGTCGACCGCGTCGGCGTGCGGGTGCTGCGCGATCCGTATTCGGCGAAGCCCTACGTCCTCTTCTACACGACCAAGCGCGTCGGCGGCGGCGTGCAGGACTTCGACGCGATCAAGCTGCTGAAATTCGGCACGGCCTAGGGGCGTCCCCTCCACCCTGACGGACGCGCCGATAGGACGGCCCTGCTCTCGCCCGAAATGGCAGGGCGGGGCCGTCTGCTAGCGGTGAATGGTCAATGGCGAATGGTGAATGGTGAGAGGTGAGCGGCGGGCGATGCCGCCGACGCTCAGTCGTCTCAGACCATTCACTATTCACCATTCACCAGTCTCTCCTCACAAGTGTCCCGCTCCTTTCTCGGGGTCCCTTCCATGACCGCAGCGCTGATTACGCCGCCGGCAATCGAGCCGGTGCAGCTTGCCGACGCGAAGGCATACCTGCGCGTCGACAACGACGACGAGGACGACTTCATCAACGCGGCGGTCGCCGCCGCGCGCATGCATGTCGAGACTCTGACGCGGCGGGTTCTCATCCAGCAGAGCTGGCGCGTCTATCTCGACAGCTGGCCGCGCACGCGCGTGGTGACCATTCCGGTGGCACCGCTCATCGCCGTGGAAAGCGTGACGGTCTACGACCGCAACGGCGAGCCGACGACGCTGAGCCCCGATGACTATCAGGTCGACACCACTTCGGTGCCGGGGCGGCTGATGCCATATGCGACCGTGCCGCTTGCCGAACGCACCATCAACGGCATCGAGATCGACGTGACGGCGGGCTACGGCGCCGCCGGCATCGACGTGCCGTCGCCGCTCCGCCAGGCGATGATGATGCTGATCGCGCACTGGTTCGAACACCGCGGCGTGGTCGGCCATGATCTCGCCGGCGACGTACCGCCGCACGGCTTCGACGCACTGGTGGCCCCTTACCGGATCCTTTCGCTGTGAGCGACGTCACCTACGACCCCGGCTGG